AGGGGCGATGAGCTCCGCTCTGTTATGGAGCAGATGCCAGAAGTGGCTAAGCTCATTGAAAAAGAGATGGGCCTATTGCCGGGCACCATCAAAGAAGCCGCAAAAGAGGGCAGGGTAACATCGGATGTGGTATTCAAGGCCATCCTAAAGCAGACCGAGCGGATAAATGCTGAGTTCGCAAAATTCCCTAAAACTGTAGAACGCGCCACCACTGAGCTTAAAAACGGCTTTGCTCTGGCGGTCTCTGAGATTGATAAAATGCTCGGTGGCTCTGCCGCCTTTGCTGACCTGATATCCCAGATAGCAAGCTTTGTGCAAAGTGAATTGCCGGACGCCTTCATAGTTGTATCGGAAAATATAAACGCCGTAGATACTCAGCTTGAGGGCGTGGTTGATACCCTGGTGGACGCACAGGAGGAGATGTTTAGCCTGGATGGCGCAGCCTTCTCTTTCAAGATGACCCTGGGCGCGATAAAAGACGCTCTAATAGAGCTCCCATCAAATATAAAGGGCTTGGCTACTGCATTCGCTGCTGAAGAGGCGAAGCTTGAAGCCAATCTAAAAGGCAAGCTGGCAGTTTTGCAGGAGAGGATTAGAGGGTTCTTTAAGCCATTCTCAGCAAAGCCAGCAACCGATTTACGTATTGCTGAGATAGAGCGCGAGACAAAAGAGAAGGTGGCTTCACTAGATGAGATAACCTTCACCACGCTAAAAAACCTGGATGACGAGAAGGCCGCAAGGAAGGCCGCAACCGATCAAGCCATAGCAGAGCGTCGCCGTGAGCTGGATGAGCGCAGGAAGGGAAGGACTCCCCTTGCTGGGGGTGGCATTGGCCCTGCCGGCGGGATCGGGCTGGGAAACATAAAGCCGGTTGCTGGTGTTGGTGATGACAATCAGAGCGCAATAGCCAAACTTAGGGCAGAACTTGGCGGGGAAACTGAGCAGATTGCGCAAGCATTTCTAGAGCGCAATGCCCGAATACTTGAGATAACCAAGGAGGGCGATGAGGAAAGGCGAGAACTCCAGATAGCAAATGCCGAACGCCTCAATGAAGATCTGGCCGCCATGTCTGCCGCACAGGACCAGGCAGCATTAGCGTCCCTTGAGTCTGGATTGGACAAAATAAGCTCCCTTTTCAGGTCTGCAGGTAAAGAGGGTAGCGCGATAGCAAAGGCTGCTTTCCTTGCTCAAAAGGCTATCCAGGTGGCGCAGATCATAGCGGCCACAGAGGTGGCGGCGGCCAATGCATCAGCCGTTGCGGCTATCGGCGGCCCGCTGGCTTTCTTCTCTTCTGCTGTGGCTATCCGTGCGGCTGGTTTTGCCAGTGCTGGGCTTGTTGCGGGGCTTGCTATCGGGGATGTAGCTGGGGGCGGGCGTCAGTTTGGCGGCATAACTTCACCGTCTCTGGCTCACCCAATCAATGAAGGCGGTACCCCTGAAATACTCGAGCAGGCTGGAAAGCAATTTTTGCTGCCAAATGGGAAAGGCGGTCAGGTGTCGCCACTTGGGTCGACATCGGCAGGGCAAGATGTGAATATTACAATTATTTCTACGGGGACCCCGCAGACAGTTTCAGGCTCAGAGGTAAGCAAGGGGGAGATAAAAATAATGATCAAGGATCAGGTCAGACAATCAGAGGACAGGATTAACACAAGCCTGGCGACAGGGCGCGGGGAGTCCTCAAGATCGCTAAAGCAGGGTTTCCAGGTGCAGAGGAACGTTAGGTAATGGCTATTGTTCAAGAGTACCCGTGTGGGCTCCCGGATGTTTTAATAGCAAGCTTGGCAGTGAGCGAGCTACCGCATGCCCGACAGAATGACGTTCAGCTTGGGCCGCCTCGGTATGAGCTATTAAATGAGATTACACCGGCATTTTTTGATGTCTCGTGGAGCTTTGATCAAATCGATTTCCAGGTGTTCGAAGGCTGGTTTAAGGCCGTGCTTAATTTTGGGGTAAACCCATTTACCATAGGGCTGCCGGTTGGCCAAGGTACGAATGTAGAGCATGAATGCAACATGCTTTCATATCAGTCTACCCGTGTAGGCCGACGGTATTCTGTGACTACCCGGCTTACTGCGGTAGAAAAGGTTTATGTTGCTGACGATTGCGACGCTCTTGACCTGATTGTATTGCGTAACGGATTTTCGTCTAAATGCGGTGACTTGTGTGATGTTCTTACTCAGTTTGTACAGTTCGGTGAGGTTGACCTACCAGCGGCATGGGGTGATATCCAATATGGGACGGACTTCAGCTAATGGTTGATAGCTACGAAAGGTTTCTCGCCTCCGCGCCCGTGGTGCAGCGGGAGATACGCACTATTGAAATTTTCCACCCTGCACTGTCCCAAGTGTTCCGGTTTATTTCTGGGTTCTCGGATGCGAGTTTGACCCTTGAAGCTACAGCGGAGCGTAATCCGGGAGAGGTCGTTGCATTCACTGCCGCCGCCATGATAGTGACCGAGCCCGCAGAGTCGAACGACGGGGAGCAGACTTTAAGCGTGAGCCTGGGGGCATTAGGTAGCGCTGTCAGTGCCGAGGTGAAAGCAATAGATGGGGTGGATTTCCTAACCCCGATCCAGATCATCTACCGAAAATACTACACAGGAGACTTGACCGGACCGGTCATTGTGCTAAACCTATCAGCCGCTACACTTCAATTTGATTCATACACTCAGGTTTCCTTTATCGCTGAAGATACCGATTTTGCCAATAAAACCTCAGGGGAGATATATACTCTTGAGAGGTTTCCAACTTTGGCGGGGATATGATAAACAAATATATTGGCATCCCATGGGTGAAGGGCCAGGAGAGCCTTAGCGGCGCTGACTGCTGGGGCGTTTGCCGTATGGTAATGAGGGACGTTTATGGGGTAGAGATACCCAACCAAGCCGGGTGCATGGCTGAAGGAGATGACCTGGCGGCAATAGTAACCAAGGAGATGGAAGGCCAGGACTGGCGGTCATGTGGCCCCAGGGATGGAGTTTTGGCCGTGATGGTGGACAAGGTTTCAAAGCGTCCTGAACATATAGGCGTGTGCATTGAGTCCCGGGGGCTCATGGTGCTGCATTCGATAAATACAGGCCCCAATGGTGCGTCAGCCCTAACCCCTTTACCCGTAATTGGCCGGGCATTTCTAAGCGTGAGGTTTTTCGAGTATGCCGGCAATAATAGTTAATCACGATCCCGCTGGCATAAACGGCAGAGATGTGCATGCTGTTGGCCCTGGCGTAAGGTTGCTTGACTGGCTCATAGATGAGTACGGTCCTGATGGGTTTACGGTGCCAACTGTGGTCTATTCCAATCAAATTTTAAGGTGCTGTGAGATTGATCTATCCCAGCATAGCGAGGATGGGCGTCCGATAAAGGAAGGCGAGACGATATATCTCGTGCACACCCCGCTCGGTCTGGATCCTCTCACCATTGCCATTTTCATCGTGGCGGCTGTGGTTGGGTATTACGTGTCTACGTTGGTGGAAATACCATCTATCCCAGCTGTTGAGCAGCCTACCGAATCACCAAATAACAGTCTGACGGGTCAGCGCAACATAGCCCGACCATTGCAGCGGATACCAGATATTTACGGTAAAAATAAAGTCTATCCTGATTTGATAGTGAAAAGTTATTTCGAGTTCATTAACAATGTAAAATTTCTTACTGAATACCTTTGCATTGGGCGCGGGGAATACCTTGTTGAGCTGATAAAATCAGGTGATACCCTAATATCGGATATCTCTGGGTCAACAGCGGAAGTTTTTGGGCCATCTGTGATTAAGTCAGGGCTTCTAGACGTGGAGGATGCCAACGCTGTAAACGGGCAAGAGCTCACGGCCGGTGGTCAGCCCATAGTAGATATCGTTACTACGACCGCTGTTGAATTTGTCTCACCCTCAACTATCGGCAACCTTGAGATGTCTGAGTTTAGTGGTGCGCTGGCAGGGCAAACCCTAGTAATTTCCGGAGCGTCGAAAACCGTAGCCACGATAAGCACCACTACGGCCGTAGAGTTTGTGGCACCTTCCACTATTGGTAACCTTGAGATGTCAGCTTTTAGCGGTGCGCAGCTAGGGGAAACAATAACCATAAGTGGTACACCCTCAAACGATGGTGTTTATACGGTTAGTTCCTTTACCACCTTGGTCAATGCAGGCCCAAACCTTTACAACGGCCCCGGGATCATCATCCAGGAGGCGAGTTTAACCACAGAGCAAGTACTGACCGCTGTCGCCATGGATCTGGATGTGGATAATGATGGGGTTTACACCGTGAGTTCCTTTACCACCTTGGTCAATGCTGGCCCAAATCTATATAACGGCCCTGGAATTATCATCCAAGAAACTAGCTTAATAACCGCCCAAATAACAACGGCAGTCACCATGGATTTAAAAGTGAACGCCTCGACAAACGAGGTAGGACCATTCGCGGTTCCTGGGGGGGAGGTGACTGAAATTTGGATAGACCTACAGGCGCCTCAAGGGCTTAGATTTGGGGACGCCGGAACGCTCAATGTGCTCATTAATATGAGCGTTCAAGAGGTCGATTCGGTGGGAACTCCGATAGGCGCCCCAACCGTCACCGGCCTAAACATTCAGGGGACTGGCCCAACGGCACTATTTAAGACCTTTAAAGTGGCGGTATCAGAAGGGTTTTATGAGGTTACGCTTGATCGCTTCACGTCCTGGAAAGTTGTCTCTGGTAGCTTGCAGCTAACAAAATGGGCAAGGCTGGCTGGCGTCAAAGCCCTCGGCGTTACAGATTTTGGGGAAGTAACCACAGTCTATGTGCAGACACAGGCCACGGAGCAAGCAACGAGTGCCCAGGATCGGAAATTCAATGCGATAGTCACTCGTAAACTCGTCACGTATGACACCGGCACACAGACGGTAAGCGCAACTCCTTTGGCCACAGCTAAGATGGCAGACGCGGCACTGAATATACTGACGGACCCGTTTATGGGTAATAAGCCTGTATCAGAAATTGACTTAGATCAGTTGTATGCAGTCCAGGACGCACTGGACGTTGACCCAATATATGGGGACGTATTAGGCCGTTTCTGCTACTCCCTGTCGAATGATAAAACCGTTGTTAAAGACGAGCTCAATACTTGCCTCAATACGGCAAGGTGCTTCTTCTGGCGTGAAGGGGCTACGGTGAAATTTGCGCGGGATGAAGAGCAGCCGATCAGAAAGACACTTTTCAACCGGCGGAACAAAAAGCCCGATGGGGAAAGGAAAGCCATAAACTTCCGCAAGCCATCAGACAATGATGGCGTGTCACTCGAATGGGTGTCTGAAGACTCCGGGGACGGTTTTACAGTTCTATTTCCCGAGGTTGGCAGCCCCACAAATCCTCTCCGGGTTAAAGCCCCCGGCATTAAAAACTATGATCAGGCCTGGAACCGCACCAATTACGAGTGGCTGAAGCTCCTACACCAGAGAACGCGAGTTAACACTGCCGTAACAAAGGACGGGCTACTAATCGCGCCAAATGACCGTGTGGCCAATGTTGACGGGACGGCCATAAATACTCAAGACGGTGAGATTGTGGCCGTATCGTCCCTTGTCCTGGGTACTAACGAGAGCATTGATTTTCAGGGTAACCCGACCGGCACTGTAATACTCCGGGGGGAAGAGGGGGAGGCGAGTTCTCCCATAGTGGTCTCCCCGAGATTTGACGGGGTAAACGGGTTTGTTCTTGCCAGCACCCCGCCATTCGACATACTCGTCAGGGGGGATAATGGGAATCAAATCGGGTCACTGTACGATTTTGCACCCGATTCTAATCACCTTGCCACGGACTATTTAATTCAGGAAATTTCACCGGATGGTGATTCAGGGTATATTAACCTCAGTTTAGTAAATTACAGCGCGGAAATTTACGCGCCCGATACCACAACACCAACACCACAGGGGTCGTAACCATGGTTTGCGAAGCGGGTACAATAAGCGCAGCCGATTTATCACGGCTGAAAGAGAATGTTGAGGCGGTCAATGCTTGGACCGAGGGGGGTCCGACGGCTACGGCTACGATGGCAAGCGGGCTAATGGTCCCAAGCCCTCTAAAGGTGATAACTGACGCCCGGCTATTTAAGGCGCCCACCGCTTTTAGTGCGGCGGTAACTTATACCGACGCTACGCAGCCGGTAACAGAAAGCGGAATTGTTTACGCCCCCCTACCTGACTCGCTACCCATAGGACCCGCGGCCTTTAATGTCTCTGAGTGGTACGTCTTGCAGAGCGTCACGTCTCAGGAGGTGGCCGTCCAAGAGATAACTACACACGATATGGCGTCAGATGCGGACTATACCCTAACGGGCGCCCAATCTGTAAACGCCATAGTTAGAATTTTAGATAGTGGCGTCCTGCTTACGACAGGACGGAATATAGTCGTCCCTGACCCAGCTAGAGAGTGGACTTTTGATAACGCCACACTTCAGTCCTTAACTGTAAAAACCCTTGCGGGGGCGGGCGTTCAAATCCCCCCGGGGTCTACACTACAAGTGTACAGCGACGGGACGGATGTGCTCCCAGTGGAGGGCCATTATGACGCCGGGGGGGCGGGTTCGGTAGCTAGTACGGTCCAAATTAAGTTAAACGAGGGTCCTAGTGTTTTCGACAAAATGACGCCTGATCAGATTGAAAATGTTCGATCTGGAGCTTTAACGCTTGATGTTTCGGCCGCAGTACAAACCGCACTTACCGAGGCAACCGGGCGTGTTCGTGCTCCTGCCGGTTCATACCTGATGGGCAGCAAGTTTTCATATCCTGCTACTAAGGGGGTTAGTTTGATAGGTGAGGGGGAAACTAGAACATCCGCCAGCAATTACCCTACCCAGCTTGTATTCACCCATACAGACGGCCCATGTATTAAGTTAGTTGAGGATGGCCAATCCCTTCAAAATATGGCTGTTAAAACTTCTGGGGCGAGAAACGCCGCCGCGCTTGATTTAATTAATTTTGGGGTGCTACTCGAACGGCCAGACACAGGTACATTATCCCTTGGTGGGTGTAGCCTTAGAAATGTAGAAATTGAAGAACAACCCTCCCACGGGTTTGCAACTTCAGGGGATATATTCATGCCCATTATTGATGGCCTTGCAGTGAGGGAGTGTAAAGGGCACGCTATTATCTTGAGCGATGGGAGGCTTACGGGCAGAACTAACACCGCCCGCCCTGGGGGAGGGATATTTAACCACCTTAGGACCTTTAAGAACGGGGGGCACGACTTTGTAATGGATGACCTGGACACTGGTGGTGCGTTCAGGATGATCATAAATGATGCTGATTTTGCCAGCAGGGATGCGTGGTTAGTCGATATCGACCCATTAATTAAAATAGCTAATTCCACATGCATTTTTCACGGGGAGAATATCGTCCTAACCGATGTGGCATTTAATGGCCGACTGAATGGCACGCCGACGTACTCAGCCTTCCAATTCTCTGGGCGCGTACACCGCTATAATTCCTGCCGGTATGTTGGTGTTGTGGGTATCGCAGATGGGGTACTGGGGACGGTTGCATCTACCACCACCGATGACATTATCTTTGATGGCGTCTTCCCCACAAATGACTCTACCGCAAGCCCTGCAATCTCAATAACTGGCGCGGTAGGGACGGTTGGTGTTTTATCCCAGTTAGATGCAGGGTCGGGCATCCTAGCTATTACGAACTGGTTCCCTGCTGCATATGTTAAAGGTTTTGTAATGAAGTCTGCAGGGTTTGAGCTCGGAAATAGAACAGTGACGGCCGCGGTTCTCCAGTTGAATGGTGGGTCTGCCACTGCATTACAGGTGACACGGGATAGCGCAGAGTGTGGACAGTCAATTATCCGAACGGGCACAGGGGCCACTTCGTTTAAGCAGTCATGCATTGGCGGCACCTTTAACCAGCAGACTCTTGATGACGCAGATCATGTATTTGGCAGAAACGGCATTGAAGGCATGCGTCTAAAATCCAATACAATGAACATTGCAGTTATGCCAACTTCTGCAGCCGGATTGTCAGCAGGTGATTTGTGGAATAACTCAGGAGCGGTGACAATCGTATGATCTTAGATAGCTTTGGAATATTACCTGAAGTCGTAACTTTGGAGCTTATGAGCAAGATACCCAGTTACAAAGAGATTGAGCCCGACAGTGAGGGCAATAAATATGTTTTGCTTGAGCCGTTCACGTACTGGTCGCCCAGGTACAATAAGTATATTTCAGCGGAGGCCGGGGAGCGTTCGGATGGCGCAACCGGCGCTATTGATATTAAGTCTCTTGCTTGGTGGGTGCATGATTTACTGTGTAAGCGTGGCACCTTCGATGATGGATCGCCTTGTACGAATTGGCAGGCGTCTAGCGTTCTATCTGATATTTTGGAGGCAGAGGGCCGCTGGTTTCGGGGGATTTATTGGTGGGCTTCTACGTGGCTTCTGGGCGGCGGTGAAGCGCGTAAAAACGGGATGTGGTAATGGGTAAGATTTTCCACTGCGGAATCAGTATTGAAAATTTTGACCCCGAAGAATTTTTTTGCCCTTGCTGCAATCGTGAGAGGATGGACCCGTATTCACTTATTAGGATTGAAGCATGGAGGCTAGACTACGGAAACCCAACCTCAGTAGCTAAGGGGGGCGGGTGGCGGTGTTCTGACTATGACCATACCTATTCAGCCCACAAGGATGGCCAGGGCATAGACGCCCTCTACCCTCGTTCGGACCATGCTTTGCTCGTAAAGCTGGCATATAAGCACGGTTTTACGGGTATAGGGGATAAATGCACACGGGAGGGATACCAGTTGCACCTGGATGACGCCCTGCCAATACCGGGCAAGCGGGTGAGGCCGTGGAAATGGACCTACCAATAAGGCATACTATTCTCTGAGGTATCATTATGAACGAAACCAGCCCAGGCAATGCCATATGTCAGAGCAAGACGACCACAGGATGCAGGGAGAAGAGGAAAGCGGCCCGCCCGAAACATTATATCAGAAGACCATTGGGACGGTTATTCTTTCGGCTATCTTGGCGGTCGGTGGCATTGTCTATGATAATCGCGTCGACGGCGCTAGGGGTGACGAAATTAACATTGCCCAGGGAATTGCCATCGCAAGAATTCAGGACGACTTGCGCGGAATGCAGGCAGGGAACTTTGATCGCAACGATGCCGATCAACTCCAAAAGTATTACGCCCAGCGATTTAGCTCAATTGAGAGAGAGCTATCCAACTGCCCGTGAGTAAGTTTCCCACCACACCCGTTAGATATAAGATAGTACGGTTATCATCAGTAAGCAATCGCTAAATTTAAAGCTCGCCTGCCTTCACTGCCGCTTCTTGTGTTTTAATCATCCACTGAAGTTGCGGCCACTCTTTTGGCTGTTTGTGTACATTCTCGTGACATGGCCCGCATAGAGGCATTGTGTGGATATCTGCCGCCTTGCCTCCCATATGCCCTAAGCCTATCCCGATAATGTGGTGAGGAACTGCGTTAGGGCTCTGGCAGTGTATGCAGGGTAGTGTTCTGACAAATCGTAGGTAACTGTTGTTTTTCATAATTCACCCCTGGCTTTTTTAGCCTCGAATGTTTTAGCAACCGCCAATGCTGCCCATGCGTGGCTTTTCACCTCGTAAAGAGGTCCCGGGTGCTTTTTGGTCCCTATCTTTGGCTTTTTACCTCCTCCTGTTCCTGGGTGCATATCGATTAGTGCCTGCCTGATATTAGCGTCGTTAGCCCTCATGGTCCCGCAGAGCTCCATTTTAACGTCCCGCCGATATATCAAGTGAGTGTCATCGTTATCAGCGGCTTCTTGGAACCTGCCTATCCATACACACGTCTCGAATACCTCAGCACCAACCGGCATTCCATAGCTGGCTATCATCTCAATAACTAGGGTAATCTTAGCTATGCGGCTTAGTTTCAAATCCTCCCTAAGTTCGTCATTCTCTACGGCCTTGTTAGCTTCCACAATCTGGCCGTCTATAATCTCGATATATCCGCTGTGGGTGGTTCCTGGATCGATTGCAACTAGTCTCATTATTGGCCCTGTATTTAATCTGAACTTCTCAGATACTTTAAACATTACACCATCCTCGACATTTCAATGGCCACTTGCTCGGCCTCTTCCTGGCTACCGAATTTCGCCTTGGATAAAACGAATCGCCAGGCAACTGCGAAGACCCTTTTATAGAAGGCGTCAAAATCTTCCTGTGACGGCATTGCATTAAAGTTGATGCTCTTGATCTGCTTTTTAACACCGGTTGGCGTGAGGATCGCGTCATAAAACCCGGCCTCCTCTTTTAACCATTGGTGTATGGTGCTAAGATCTGCCGCCGCTGCTTCATGCGCCTGTAGGTGGTTCTTTATCACCTCAGACCTCTCTTGTAGGTACAGGTCGATAAGCGACGACAGAGCGGCCGTGTCCTTCCCTTGCTCTGCAACCCAGCCGATCAGGTCGGCCATGACCTTTTTATCATATCGAGATATCAAGCCGCTCTCTGGCTCCCAATAGTCGGCAACCAGGCGTACTAGGCCGCCAAAGTACAATTTGTGATGCTGGAGAGACCGGGCGCTGACTCGAGTGATTTCAACCCTGAACCCCTGGCCCTGCTTTATTCCATTAAGCTCTTGCTTATCCGCATGAGTCAGAGGAACAAGGGCGTCGCCTATCTTCGTAACCATTAAAGTCTTGGGCACAATCTTACCTTCTGCTTTTCATATGCTTGTGGTTATCTTTTAACAAACTACTTTAGAGTGATATACCGCCGGATGCCGTTGATCCCCCTATTATAAATCCTATTGCGGTAACTCTACCTTCCATTCTGTGCCGCAGTTAATGCATCGCATGCGCACAATATCTCCACCTGGGTATCCATCTTCTTGGGCGCCCACTTCTTCAGTGTCGTGGTGCCTCCACCGGTCTCCGCTGTTATGCTTTTCAGCGGTATACTTATCTTCTTTCGTGCAATCTCTAATCATGCCCTTCTCCAAACGGATTTCTAATAAGCGGTTGCACATGCTTATTAGTGGTTTGTGTCTCGTCTGTCATACATAACTCCTGTTGTGTCTCATGTTTCCGATTTCACCATACACAAGCATGTGAACCCTGGTCATTATGCGTCTTCATCACGCCATGTGAAATTACAATGCAGCTGCCCTGTTCGCCTATGTTGAAAGTGCGCCTCAGTGCGCCCTGAATCCATATAAAACTTCATGTACATCGGGTTAATATGGAAGTAGAACCAACGTATATTCACAATCGTCATTATCAGTAATTTGTGCATTTGTCATCTCCAGTGTTAACGCATAATCAGCCCCGTCAAGCGAAGCAAGCTCGCATGCGGGCGGTTCATTATGCGGCGCTGTAATTCGCAGTCGCTGCTTGTTTCTTGTTTCTTATTTCACGCCCGTTCTCTACAAGTATTTTTCTTATCCTAGGCTCTGTCAGTTTCAGTTGAAATGACAAGCTATTGATACTTTCTCCGAGATCATATGGCTCAAGAATTTCTCTCAGCTCCACCCTGCCATGCCGTGATTCAAGTATGGTGTTTCCTGCTTTAAGACGCGCCCAGTCGCTCTTGGTTAATTTCATACTTACCTCTTTCGATTAAATACGCATAATAAGCCCCGCCAAGCGAAGCAAGCTCGCATGCGGGTTGGTCATTATGTGGCTAGTGCCTTGCACTACATACGTAACATCTATGATATTTGTTAGCTCAAAATAATAGCGCCTGATTAGGGCTATTATTTTCAATGACTCTCATTTCGTCGAACATTGAGCAGCTATGATCTATGCGCGCCTCTGACCGTCCATATTGCCTTAAACACTCCTCAAATGTTTGCCTCGTGAAATATGCCGGAACATTACACCACTGTATTATATCCGACATAAAATCAGTGTACCCAGAACCCCAGCAGGAAATATCTCTCATTACATACGGCAGGTGTTTATTTTCTTTTGCCCATTTTATCCTCCTAATGAGGTTAGCCAAATCCATATCTGGATTAAAATACATATAAAACATAAATGACCAGTCATTTCGCCAATCTAGAATTTTCAGTTTCCTTTCTATTATCCTCATCATGCCTATGTCATCAAATGCAAACTTATAAGAACCAGAATATTTAAGACCCTTAACTAGAGATGAATTCTCCTCATTTATGAGCCTGATATCCAGTCCCTGATTAAATGAGCACTTAATACCTGAATCTATTATCTCTCTAAGAATATCCGGATGTTCTTTGTGTGCTAAAATATTATTATCCATAAATTCAACTGACTCATACTCGAAATCAACGTCTATTATATTTTTCAATGTGCTATCTCGCCTTATGCCTCCCTCCTTCTCAGGGACAAAGCAAAACTTACATTTTCTTATGCATCCTCTCGTTAAAAACCCGTACACTTTTTTATTTTCTGGGTAAATAGAATAATCAGGGCTAACTTCCTCAACCTCCGGGGGGAGCCTGATATCTAGAGAAACCCCAGTACCTCCAAAGTTAATTTCACCATCTCCAAAGGATTCTATCATTTCATAATTACCCGCAAAAACAACAGAGCAATAAACTTCATCATGCAGAGATGTTAAAATCCTAACCTTATCTTTTTTGAGGTACGGAAAATAAGGCATATTGAGCCGGATCAACTCAACGTCATCCCCATTAGATTTATAGAAGGAAGAGAGCTTCATCAGGGCGATATTCGGAATTTTGCTATCAGCGTCTATTAGTAAAACTTTCATAACTCTATTAGAGTCTCCGTATATTTAAAGATCCACATAATAAGCAAAAGCATTCGACGTTCGCTACGCTCCTCGCATGTTTTCTGGTCATTATGTGGCGCGCTTAGCTATGAGTGTGGTGATAGCGCGTTTACTCAATAGCAAATGAGCCTCAATGCTGGCGGCTATATAGGCGGGCACTTTTCCCCTAACACCCCAGCCGGTGTACGTGCTAAACCCTACAGCCAGCAGCTTAGCCATCTGCGCTTCAGTGAGGCCCAGCTTGTGCCGGGCCTCGGTTAGTTGTTGCCAGGTCACGATGCAACCCTATCAATGTACGAACTAACTTTTTGCTCAACCATTCGCCCGAACTCGTTATTGCGAGCGCCGTCCCACGATCCCCGGGGTACGCTGCCAACAAATTCCCTTGATTTGCACCCGATCCCATCGTCGTTAGCGATGCAGTGATGAATGTGACAGAACCCGCCCGTTTGATTCGTCTGACTGAATAACCCGGGTACGCCGTCAACCGTGATTGGACCTGATGTGAAATTAACATTGCTCATTTTGCAGCCTCCAAGATACGTACATTTGCCTTGCCGATAATCACTTTACCCTCAACCCAGCACCCAGGGGTAATTTCAACTTCAGTTTTGATAGCGGGATGAGAAACCTCAGACGCTGAATTGATATCCCAGCGATCGGTGGTGGTGGTTCCGCTATTACGGCAGCGAGACTGACCAGGGGTTTTGAGGATATCGCCCATCTTGGTATCGACTGCTTTTGATTTAATGTTTGTAGTCATCTCGTCTTGCTCCTTGTTCGGTCTGGGCTTGTCCCTAACCAGTGACTATATAATAGTACGCATTGCGTACTGAGTCAACAGGTATTTAGCATTAGTTGTAACGCCACATAATCAGCAGCATCACGCGGAACCTCAACTCATCCTTCGTTTCGTCCGGTGTGCTCGGGCATTAAATTACTGACGGCTCAGGTATCGGCCCGGCCCATTTATGGTTGTCGTACATCTCATCCTTAATGCTGGCTCCACCGTCTTCATTGGTGAAAAGCTCGCCATCATGCTCAACCTTCACAGCCCATACCTTTATTATCCTGGCGGGCTTAGATGAGCACCAATTCTTTAACCAGTAGTAACCAATACTTTTTGGCGCGTCTTCATATCTCATGGTAAACCCTCGTAATTTAATAAGGCCGCATCACGCAGACAGCCCACTCATTCTTCGCGGTCTGCTGGTGTGCTCGGTCATTAACTATCAAGCCGCGAACGGCCATCAGCTGTTAATTTAAACCCTTCCTTGTATCGCTCGGGCTCAATAGCAAAGCCGTCATCATCAGAAATAACTACCATCCCCACGGACTCCACAAGGCCAGCTTTTACCGCCCTCATTACATCTCGCCTTGAGCACTGGGTGCTGGTTACTAAACTACCGAACATATCTTCAGCCCATTCAACTGTCTGTAACACTTCAGTTTGTTTCATAGTTAATAAGCACGTCAAACAGACGGCCTCCTCAGTAGTTAATTTCTCAGCAGATGTACGCCTGCTGTTTACGTCTGGTCATT